CAGATCCCATCTAAATAACATGTATCTAAATGAAACCTGCAACCTCCACCTATTAACGCAAGGTTTTGAACCAGCGAGTGTTTCTTTGAAGTTCCAACTCAGACGAGGACACCATCCCCGGTAAGAGAGGGGGGAGCAAATCCCCATTTGCGGGTTTTAGTCGCGCTAGACTGGAGAGCTGAAGGAATAGGTTCAATAAGCTCAATGTCATAGGACATATACAACTTGCCCACAGCAGCTGCTGTTTCAACAGCAGAAGTTGCCACCACCAAGTCGAAGGGAGAGTACGAATTTCCTAGAACAGCATTTACTCCTACAGCGGTAGTTAGCTGAGCTAGAGTACAATAGGGATACCAATTGTTTTGGAATCGCGAAATATCAGCGCTACACACAATGGCTCCAGCATCAAGTGCCCTCCGGTTTCCCTTTAGGTACTGAGCCCCCAGCGAGCCGGTCCATACCGCTCCAGCAGTGTTATTGCTCAAAGCGCTCATCTGAGCTACTGAGCTGGGGTTTGAATCCGTGTAGTCATACAGCATTCCCATCAAAATTTCACCAGGAGTCGACGTGGGGCAGGTCGGAACATAAACAAATTCTATCCTACGCCACCGAAACTTACCAAAGCACGAAGCAACCGTAGACAACCAATCTGCCGTAGCAGGGATGCCTGGATAAGCTGCAACATCGAATTCAGTAGTGGTTTTCACCTCTATGATTTGCTCACAATGCTGCAGCCTAAATATGCCTCTAGTGCCATTCACAGTCGGGGTGAGCCCACGAGAAATAGTCCCAAAAGCTACTGGCGCTGATTGCGTTGTCACCATGGTTCCATTTGCAGCAGGATTCCCCCTTCTGCGATTTCTCCTCCTCCTCGGCGCGTTCTGGTTGTTCCCATTGGAGGGGGCTTGCACCACCGTCTTGATTTCGCGAGTCACAACTTGGCTCTTTCCTTTCTTCCGCGCCATTTTCCACAGAGTGGCCTTTGTCTTCTTCTTCCTTCACAATTTTGTCGGAGGTCCTTCCAATCCGACTTAGATATGCCTTAATCCGCGGCCACTGCGGATTAGCACCTAATTCAAGCTCGAGCTCATTATAGTCCTCTCTCTCATTTGACAAATATCTATAGAGCGTTTTCTCCCAGGTTGTCAAATGGAAAGAGGAGGAACTCACATAATGAGAGCAAAATCCAAAGGATCTCAAACTCCCATCAACATTCACTTCACAGGGGACATAATCTTTGCACTCATGTCCAAGGGCTCTGTACTTAGCTTTCGCATCTTCCACGTAACCCTCGACAGAATCATCCCCCATGGCTATACACCAGTCTGCACCAATTAGC